GCGGCCGGAGTGAGTACCTCAGTTAAAAAGGCCACTTTCTCGAGAGGCATGGGGTTCTGAAAGAGCATAATATCTAAATGCATCAATGTTGTTTCGTCGATGTCTTTTAGACGTAAATTAATATTTTTTGAATACCCAATTCGATCAAAAATATAGCTATCGCAATACTCTCGACTGTCGACTCTAATTCGATTATTTAAAACTTTATAATACTCTCGTTTACGATTGCTCGTCAATGATCTTGAATTTTCGGTAAAACATCCCAAAAAATTGGCATTATTGCTATCAAATTTAACGTCATCACGTAGATTTACATTAAAAAACATAGGCCACAAGTTGATATCTTTATAATATTCTTTAACGGGTTTATAAAATTTATTTTGTGCACTAATAGATATAATTATTTCCTCAGGAACATCAGGTTTTTGAACAATTGCCGAAATAATTTTATAACTTACGTGTTTTCGAAACTTTGGGTAATCAATTAAATATGGATAGTTTGCATAGTGTTGTCTAAACGCGCATTTGGGTTAACGAGTGTAATAATACGTTTATTTAGAGAAATATTACAGTTATTGGTAACGTGGGGTTTTAAAAAGTCCCAAGTAACATTTGGATTTTCGCAAAAGACATTGAAAAATTTTGAATTCAATATATGTCGAAAAATATAGTCGTTTTCTATAAAGTACCCTATTTCGAGGTGTTTGTTATAGCACAAATCAAATAAAGTACTACCGTCGCTTAAACATTCGGACCACTGCGCGTAGCGTCTTTTCCAATATTTAGACTGTCGTAAACGTTTTTTCAACTCTGAATAAGATTAGTTATCACCCAGAAAACAGTGCAATCGATTGTGATCCCAAGCAAAATCTAAATGTTTTGCACAGTAAACATGGTAATGTTAGGATGTATTGTTCGTATGTAGTAAAATATTTTTTTAGTTCTTCCATATCTAACAATATTTCATATTCATAGTCAAAGTATTCTGGATTAAATATACAACGCAACATCCATCTACCAGAGCAATAAACTTTGTCGCGGTAGCTTTGGAATTTCGCAAACATGTGCTCTGAGAACAGGTCGTCCAATAGGCGCGAGTCGAAGCTGAGACACTGCCGCCACACGTTGAACATGTCCACGTAGACGGACCACGAGCAAGGAGCCTTTACGTCGGCGAGCTCAAACGGTGCCACTGTGTAGTTCATTGTGTTTTGCCAAAGATTCAAAGGTGTGCACGGTTATTTCTTTGAGCGGCAGACTTTTAGACAAAAAAATTAATTACAAAACACGTCTGATCACCAGTAGAGCCAAACTGAAACTGTACTAAAAAGAAAACAATCTACTTTTTATTCTGAATCGCTGTCTGGCCCGTTGTCGGTGTGCTGCGGTGCGAAACAAACAGGGTTCTAGTTTGGACGTCGTGGTCTTCAAAATCTCACCCGTGCGTTTACAGTTTGGGTGTTGTAGTCTTAAAAATCTAGCTTGTAACTTTAAAGTTGTTAATTGTGATGATCACCTCGGATCAAAAAGTTTTGAATCATTTTTTCAAGCCCCCCTCGGCATCACCAGAAAAAACGCAAATTGTTACTTTACAGTTAAGTTGCGCGTTGTATGTACGTATGTGTTATTCGAATTGGTGTGTGAGACTTGGGGTTTGCGATGAAATTGATGCACAAGTTGGTAGTGAAACGCGCCAAGCTGTATAGCAAGCGCTTTATATACCCATTTGACTTTAGATAAAAGAGGTGACGAGTATAAGATAAGAACGATACAAGAGAGACTCTTTGTGTTAGTACAAGTTGAGAGTGTAAGTTGAAAAAATCTGTCCGCGAGTTTGGTACAAATAAAAAGTTAGGAATGATGCCGAGCCGGTCTTAAAATCTTTTTGTCAAAACTTTTTTCCCCACCGTCGGCATCATGTAAAAAACCGAGAATGCGAAAAGTTGGGGCGAGATTTACAAGTGTTGGGTTTCGGTTTGGTGGAGTTTGGATCGTATACGGTGAGTTTTGTCTTTATTAGAGTCTGATAAGAGTGTTATCTGAGTGGACGAATAGAGGTAGCCGATATCGGGTGGTGATTTGTGGATCGTTATCTTGGGTGATGATTAATTGAGGATCGTTATCTGGTAAAAGGTATTAAATGTATAAAGACCGTTTTTTTTTGCGCACAAAATTTATTGTGTTGAGGGGTTATTGCGCGCTATTGTTCGAGTTTGACGCGTTTAACTTGAACCCCAGTCGAGCCGAACCCTTCGCGCCCGCGCTTGGTGTCCGTCAGGGTCTCGGCCTCCTCCAGTTGCGGGTAGAAGATTTTCTGACAGATGAGCTGGGCCACCCGATCGCCTTCGTTCACCCTAAAATCCTCGTCCGAGTGGTTGAAGAGCACCACGCCCACGTTGCCGCGGTAATCCTCGTCGATCACGCCCGCGCCCACGTCGATGCCGTGTTTCACCGCCAGGCCGGAGCGGGGTGCTACCCGTCCGTAGCACCCTGCGGGCAGCTCGATCTGCAGGTCCGTCTTGACGAGTTGCATGCCGCGCGCCGGTACCACGTAGTCGTAGGCGCTCGTCAGGTCGAAGCCCGCGGCGCGCTCGGAACCCTTGAACGGGGCGCCGACATGCTCGCTCAGGCGCACGAATTTCAGAGTAGAAGGAGACATGTTCAGTGGAAGAAGGAAAGTGTAGAATTATGAAAAACCTCAAAGGCTGAGAGTATTTATACAGATGATATGTGTATGTGTACTGTTTGCCGATAAGATAATTTACAATATAAAAGCGCCGTTTTTGAGTGCAAAACGGTTTATACATTATTTTCTTTCAAGATGTCCAAGTTTACCAAAACTGACTGTATTGTTATTGATAAAACGAAAAAGGTTACGACGGTTAAATCCGGAAGAGTGACAAAGAATAGGAAAGAGTTTAAGAGAATCGAGAACAGGATGGTCGGTGTTTACGGCTACACCAACGATTTAAAAAAAGCTGAAATGTACCATAAAATTTTTTGTGAAAAGTGTTCAAAAACAAACCCGCAGCTCTACAAAGTGAAGATCGTCGATTATGTCGATCGTGACCTAATCATTTACCAGTATCTAACTTGTGATAAATGTTACCGACAACTTTCTACTACCGACAAATCTAACGCCTGCTCTGTCGACGAAATTCTCGCCGGAATGTCAATTGACTCTAAAACTAAACTCTAATAAATACAAATGAAATTTTACACACTTTTATTATTTTATACGCCCACTCCTATTATCCACCGATTCTCTCATCGACGTTTTCAGGCTCAGGCTCAATCGGAACCGTGGTGTTGTGGTTGGCCAGCGCGGCAAAGTAGGTGAATGTGGGAAAAAGGATCAGCCCCATACACAGCAGGATAAGTAATAGGAACGCCACGGATGTGATGACGCGCTGCTGGGGTGTCAAGCTTTCGTAGTTGAGCGCAAAGTATACGATGCCACCCGCCGCGAAGAACAGCCCGAAGCAGCCGAATCCGGTGGTCATCGTGACGAGGGGACTGCGCACCACAAGTCTATCGTGGCGTTTGCAGTACCACTGGAAGTACGCGAACGAGTCGTAGCTGGCGAGAGCGGCGCCCAGCAGATCCTCGTCGTCAAAGTCGTTGATGGCCGGACCCTGGTTCAGGTCCACAATCTGTCCGTTGCTGTTCACGTCGAGCGCGGACAAGTAGTCTGTCGCCATCAGCGTGTCAGAGTCTTCGAGCGCCACGTTCTCCACTATAAAGTGCATAAAGTGAATGGGTTTGATCTCCAAAATCTCGCGGTTGTCTACGCCCAGGGAAGCGAAGTGGCTGGCGAGAAACGCGTTCGACATGTCGTCCAGGTAGCCGCGCGGAAACATGTTGTTGTACCCGAACGGGTCCCAGATCATGAGCACAAAGTCGGCAATGGTCAGTAAACCTAGCACCGCGGACACCACGGACATGGCCATTTTCACACCCGCCACCAGGGTCCGCGCCACCGCCGTCACGGTGTTTACCAGCGACCGGGTGAGCGCCTGCAGCGCCATCGCCCTGTATGTGTGCCCGAGTAACTGCGCCGTGAACCTCCTCGTGCCGGCCAGCAGTACGCGCCGCATCATCGGTATTAGCTGCATGTTTAGGCGTTTAAGTAGGTCCCCCAGATAGTTTTCCAACTTGGTCAAGCCAAAGTCCGCCAGCAGACCCAGTATAAAGCTGTGGTCCAGCAAAAAGTCAGTGACCACCTCATCCAGTTCCCTGTCCGCGGTGATTTCGCCGTTCTCGTCTCGATGCAACTTGAACTGGCGGGGCGTCGGCAGCGGCACTTTGGCTCGTCTGCGCTCTCGAGCTCGACCGTTCAGGATGTTCATACGCTCTTGCAACATACTTTCCATTATGTCGCGCGCCACTTGCACAGAGGTGACGTTTACACGCCTAAACCCTCGGTTGGCCGTGTACACTATCATCATGTCCGCGCCCATATCGAACGAACCCTTCACAAAGCGTTCCTCAGCGTCCGGGTCGTGTGTCGAGTCTCGCACCTCTCTCCATCTCTTTAGCATGGCTTCACCCTCTGGCTCGCGTCTAGGCGGCAGCAAAGACGAGGGGTGACGGTAGTCAAAATTTCTCAGATCCGAAAACACGTTGTTCGCCATCAGCTTGAATGAGGTGTAGATAGACTCTCCCAGTATAAACGTGGTGAACACTTCGAGCCAGTGCATGGCGCAGCCGTTACCGTTTTGGTTTTCTTGCCGACCGAACCTGCGACAATAGGCGTCGTTGAACCTCCCCCGTACTCGCTCGGGGAAGACTGGGTCGTCGTCGTAGCGCACGTCGAAGCCGGGCACGTCGTCCACGCCGGCCACCACATGGTCTTCGGTTCGCAGATACGGCGTGTTGAGCCACATCTTGGTGACGGTGTCCACCATCACACACCGGTCGTGCGCGTAGCGCATCTCGGTGGACTGAATGTTTTCGTCGCGGTTAGCCAGCACGGTGTCCAAGTGGAAACAGGCGGGTTGGTTGTACTGCACGGGTGTGTACGAGGTCTGGGTGTAGCCGCCTATGGGTGTCGTTTTCAAGTCGATCACGCCGGTCTCGGTGAACGGGTAGCAGCTCATCGCCTCGCACCCTTCTTTGGAAAACATCACGTCCGTCACCACGGCGTTCACCAGTCGCAGAGACGGCGGTACGTAAAAATCGTCGTTGGTCGCCCAGCGGATCGTGTAATCGATGAGGATGTGCGGGAACCGCTTTCTCCACAACAGAACGTAGCGCAGATTCAGGCGGTTCATGGCGTACAGCGCCGCATTGTAGTTGTCTACACCCGTTACATAGGACATCTTTTTAGTAAAAAAAAGAGTATGTTTTAAAAATTTATTTAAACAAGGTGTCTCAATCTTACTACTACACACTATAATGGTCCAAACACGTTTTTTCGCAACTGAGAATTGCTAAACTGCACACCGTCCCTGTAGAGCATCAGCTGCGCGTTTTTGCGCGCCGAGTGGTACAAGATGGCGGAAGTGGGATTCGGGTGTTTGGGTGCGCGGAGGTACACGCAGAGCTCGGCCTTGGTGTCAAACTGTTGGTCTGCGTACGCGATGGGCTTGCGCTTCTCGCGCACCACCAAGTTCATACCACTCAGATGGTTGTTGTAGAGCTTGAAACCGTCTTGTATGGCGTAACAGTGGTCGCTGTCGTTGGTGATGTACCCGCGCAGCACGAGGCCCACGAGTTCGTTGTGCACGTTAAAGATGGGAGTGTGAAGTCTGAGCGCGCGCTCCGTGTACAGCAGCCGCTTTTCCGTCACGATCGTGTCCTCACCGTCGAACGCCCAGTCGATTGCAGTCTCGTCTGACACCGGGTATTGCTTGCCGTCGATCACTACAGTGTCGTCCACGATGCACGCCAGAAGGGTGAGGCTAAAGAAGCCGCAGTAATGGTGGTGTGTGTCTTTGTACTGGCGCGTGTCGTTACCGAAGGGAATCAGAGTCGGCGCGAGAGATGTCATCTTGGTGGAGGTTTGAAAAATAGTGAAGGGTTGTGCGTTCGCTCCTCACATATATACTCTCAGTAATCGGTGGGGTTGTTGTTGATCTCGTTGAGCTCGGCCAGTATGTACAAGGCTTCGTCGTCTTGCTCCATCGTTTGTCTCGGATCCTTCACGACTAAGCAGTGGCCGCACTTTTTGCACACCACACATCTCAAGTCGATCGGTGATCGGTTACTGACACCCTGTCGCCCCAATTCTCCGCACTCTTCGCACAGTCTGTAATACACCAACAGCTCGTCTTCGAGACACACTTGCACGCTCTTCCAGTCTGTGTCCACCAGCTCGTTTATGTGTCGGCCCACGTTTAGGGTCTCGGACACGGCCGTCTCCTCTAAGTAGCGTTTGAACTCCTGCAGATCACCCACGCTCTCCACCGAAAACCCGTATGTCTTGGACCAACTCATTTCGACTACTAACTCTCGTACACACCTCACCAGAATATCAACCTTCTCCGACATCACATCAACCTTCTTCCGACACGTCCAACGCGGACCGTACAAACTTCAAACTCGCCACTTCGAACCTCTAAAGACATGGTTTGATAGAACGAACCTCTAAAGACATGGTTTGATAGAAAATTTTGATGCCGAGACTGTCATCCAAAAGTTTTTTGAAAAAGATTTTAGGCCAACCTCGTCATTATGAAAAAATACTCGACATCGACCGTCAAACTTGTTATCATGGTACATTATTTAGATTCAAATTAAGAATTAAGAGCTAAGTTGTGGTTATTATTCATCCAAATCGTCGGATTCAGCTTCTGGTTCGGGTTCTTCAGATTTGTGCTCATCAAGTTCGGTTTCAGGTTCTTTGGTTTCGGATTCGGCTTCTGTAACACCTTCAACCTCATGCACCTCTCCAGCCTCATCATCGGGTTTCACTTCTACAATTTTCCTCTCCTCTAGCTCTTGTTCAATCTCATCTTGTTTGTTATTGATTTTTCTCAAAAGAGAAACCACATCGTCGACCTGTTTCTGTAACTCCTCCAGCTTGGACACTATGCCGTCAGACTGATCGCCTTCGGTGATCTTCTTCTTCAGCTCGTTCTCGACCACTACAACCCTTCCGTAGGTAATCGCGATATCTTGCTGCGTCCTGATTATTTCGTTGTATAAATCTTTCAAAGACATTTCTGTAATTGTAATTTATCTTATTTAACACGGATGTGCAGCACGCCACTAACCATACATAAAATAGTGCAGCGTGTCTTTGGTGGCTATAGTTTATACGATGTGTCTCGAATCTCTCAACGAATCTCTTAGCTATAATAACGAATCTCCGTTCTTCACCGTGCAACACATCCGTTCGCAGTATTTTCCGCATTGCGTCAAGTACCTGTTCCCCACACTGTTGGGGTACTGGTTGGTAAGCAGGGTGGGCGTCACCGAGTGCCACTGGTACCGTTTGATGGACCAGCGTGTGGTGGTCAAGGAAGGTTTCGTGAGCTGTTGCGCTAGCTTTGTGAGGTTCCACTTGGATCGGGTCGAAGAGTGCAACCCCGACGATTTGGAGCTGTTCGTAAAGTACGGAGCCGGCGACTTGAGCGACACAGACAAAAGCCTATTGTTGACGGTTCTGAAGGATAGATGGTATAAAGGTGATGTGGGTAGACTTGAGGCGATGCTGCGGCTTGAGTGCTACGACAGGCTGACTGCGTTCGTGGAAAACTGCCTGTGGGAGAGAGGTTACGAAGATAACTACACCCTGGGTCAGCAGCTGAGTATTCGTA